CCTTTACGCACACGTTGACAGGATTCCGGGTTGTTTTTTGGATAGTCGCGAGATTATATGAAAAGAGGTCGAAAGCCTGAACCGACGCCGCTAAAACTCCTCAAGGGAACCAGGGCGGATCGGGTGAATGCGGATGAGCCGAAACCGCCCCGGATGAGGCCGGAGAGACCGGAGGCGCTTGATTCGTTTGGGAGGGCGGAATGGGATAGGATTGTGCCGGAGCTCGAGGCGATGGGCATTCTCGCCGCGGTCGATGGCGCGGCGCTGGCGCTCTACTGTTCGGCTTACTCGCAGTGGATCCGGGCCGACCTCGAGGTACATATCCGCGGCCTCCTGGTTGATACGGGGTCCGGCGGCGTGAAAGCAAATCCAGCGGTCACAATGGGCCACATGGCGAGGGCCCAAATGCACTCGCTTCTCTCCGAATTCGGCGCGACGCCGGCGGCCCGGTCGCGGGTCAAGGCGAGGGATGATGGGAAGAGTAAGGATGCCCTGGGCGAATTCCTGACCAGGCGCGGCAAGAATGCGTAGGGTCGACCCGCGCTGGATCCGGAATCCGTCTGACGAGCTCGCCCTCGAGCAAGGGTGTTATGTCGACCAGGCCGCCGGCGAGCTGGTTTGTGATTTCGTCGAGACGTTTTGTTGTCAGTCCAAGGGCCGATGGGCCGGCCAACCGCTCACCCTCCTCGAGTGGCAACGGGATTTCCTCATCCGCCTGTTCGGGTGGAAGATGCCGGATGGTCGCCGGCGATTCCGCCGCGCCTACTTGGAAGTGGCGAAGAAAAACGGCAAATCGACGCTCATCTCCGGCCTCGGCCTGTACCTCCTCCTGGCCGATGGCGAGGGCGCTCCCGAAGTCTATTTGAACGCTTGTGACAAAGATCAAGCCTCGATCATATTTGAAGAACAGCGCCGCATGGTCGAGTCTTCTCCCGAGCTCCGCGGCCGGCTCCAGATTCAGAACAGCCAAAACAACAAGAGAATCATCGACCCCTCCGGCCGCGGCGTCATCATCGCGAATTCCTCGGTCGCCGCCTCCAAGGATGGCCTGAACGCCTCCGGCACGATTTTCGACGAACTCCACCGCCTGGCCGATCGCGAGTTATGGGATGTTTTCGAGTATGCCGGCGCGGCCCGCTCTCAACCCCTCCGCATCTCGATCACCACCGCCGGCGAACATGAGGATGGTGTTTGGTGGGAGGAACGCGAATATGCGGAAAAGGTCACCGCCGGCACCGTCCCGGATATCAGCTTTCTTGGTCAAGTTTATCGTGCCGATCCCAAACTCGACGATATCGGCGACCCCGCGACGTGGAAGAAAGCCAACCCCAGTCTCGGCGTCACCATATCCGAGGAGGATTTCGCCCGCGAGCTCGCCGAGGCCCGCGAGACACCCCGCAAACTGGCCGGCTTTCAACGGCTCCGGTTGTGCATCGTATCGAAGTCTGATTCGGTGTATATCACCGCCGAGGATTGGCAAGGGTGCAGCTCGCCGCCGGCGTCGGCGCGGGACATCCGGACCTCTTACGGATGTTACGCCGGCGGCGATCTTTCAAAGTCGATCGACCTCACCGCCCTGGTCGCCCTCTGGGGGGATGATGTCCGCGGTTATGACCTCGAGGCATGGTTTTGGATGCCGTCGGATAACGTCGCCGAGCTCGAGCAGCGCGACCGGGTCCCCTACCGGCTATGGATCACCCAGGGGTGGATTGAAGAAACGCCCGGATCGATCGTGGACTATGGTTTCATCCGCCGGAGAATCAACGCCCTGGCCGCGGCCAGCGACCTCCGTAAGCTCCTCCTCGACCCCTACAACGCTACGGCCCTCGCCCTCGAGCTCCGCGATCAGGACGGCCTCCCCGTCGATTTCCTCCGTCAAGGTTTCCTCTCTCTCTCTCCGCCAACCAAGGAACTCGAGCGCCTGGTCAAGGGCCGGAAAATCCGCCACGGCGGCAATCCAGTTCTGAAATGGATGATGAGTAACGCCATCGCGGTCGAGGATGCCGCCGGCAACGTGAAGCTCGATAAGAAGCGCTCCCGAAAGAAAATCGACGGTGTGGCCGCCCTGGTCAACGCCATCGCCGCCGCCCAGGCCGACCCCGATTCCGGCGGATCGATTTACGAGACCCGCGGGGTGATATCCGTCTGATGACCAGGCGCGTCACCTATTCCGTATCGACCCGCGACCCCGGCCAATCGCCGCTAGACGATTGGGCCTGGCGAGTGCGCTACCGCCGCCTCCCGAAGTGGTCTATCCGGCAAGCGCTCCGCGAGCTCCGCGGTCGAGGCTACGAAAACGATATCTCCATCCTGGTCGAACGAGAGAGCGCAGCGCGAAAACGTCGAATCGAACATGAGTAACACACCCTCCCCCACCCCCGGCCTCCTCACCCGCCTCGGCCGCGGCCTGGCCACCGCCGCGCGGCGAGCTCGCGACCTCTTGCCGGGTCAGTCCTACGGCTACAGTCTGATATCTCCGGTCCTCTCGGGAATCACCGTCACCCCGCAAACGGCCCTCACCCTCACGGCCTGGTTCGCCGGCGTGAATGTGATCAGTACGGATGTTGCAAAACTCCCGCTCGGCCTCTACCAGCGCCTCGAGGGCGGAGGCCAGGCATACGCCCAGGGCGACCCCCGCCATCGCCTCCTCCGGCACCGGCCGAACCCGGAAATGAATGCGTATCGCTACCGTCAAATGCAATTGGGTCACGCGCTGGGATGGGGAAACCATTACTCCGAGATCATCCGCGATGGCTCCGGCATGCCGACCGAGCTCTGGCCCCTCCACCCCGGCACCACCAAGCCGATCCGCGATGCAAAAGGGAAAGCGCTCTATTACGAGGACACCAACACCAACCGGCGATGGAATCCCGAAAATATCCTTCACATCGCCGGCCTCTCCTTCGATGGAATTTCAGGTTACTCCCCGACCACACTGGGCCGCCAAGCCATCGGCCTGGGCATTGCGGAGGAACAATTCGGCGCGGCCCTGTTCGGCAATGGCGCTCGGCCCGGCGGCATCCTCAAGACACAAAAACGGCTCTCTCCCGATGCCGCCAAGCGCCTCCGCGATTCCTTCGAGAACATCCACTCCGGCACCCTGAACGCGTTCAGGACCGCCGTCCTCGAGGAAGGTTTAGAGTGGCAAGAATCCCAGATTTCGCCCGAAACGGCCCAGTTTTTGAGCTCCCGGCAATTTCAAGTAATCGAGGTCGCCCGCCTATTGAACCTCCCTCCTCACAAACTCCAGGACTACAGCCAAGCGCACCTGACCAACGTGGAAGAGGCCAACCTCGATTACGTCACCTCGACCCTCCAAGGATGGCTCGAGGCAATCGAGGCCGAGGAAAACACCAAACTCCTGTTCGAAGATGAATTGGATCAACTCTACTTTGCCCACGATATGAACGCCTTGATGCGCGGCAACATGACCGCCCGATCCGCCTATTACACCCGTCGCTTTCAGGTCGGCAGCATCTCCCCGAACGAAATCAGGGCCAAGGAGGGCGACAACCCGCTATCGAACGAACCCAACGCCGACAAGTGTTACCTCCAGGCCCAGTATGTCCCCCTCGACCGCGCCGGCGATGCGATGGCCCCGCCCGACCCGCCTCCCCAGATCGATCCCGAAGAAGACGACGATATTTTCATGCCGAGCACCAACGGCCAGGCCGCCAAGAATGGGTCAGCCAAATGACACCGAAAACCAGCGACAAGCGCGAGGTCCGCGACATCGTCGAGTCAATCGAGCTCCGCGCCGCGGCCGACGGATCGAAAAGCCCCGGTACCCTGGTCGGCTACGCTGCGCTGTTCAACCGGCTCTCTCTCGACCTCGGATATTTCCGCGAGCAGATCGCCCCCGGCGCGTTCGCAAGCGCCCTCGGCCGTTGTGATGTCCGCGCCCTCTTCAATCATGACCCGTCGTGTGTCCTCGGCCGCACCTCCGCCGGCACCCTCCGCCTGGTCGAGGATGAAATCGGCTTGCGGATGGAATGCGACCTCCCCGATACCCAGCTCGGCCGCGACACCGCCGAGTCGATCCGCCGCCGCGACATTCAGGGCCAAAGTTTCGCTTTCACCATCTCCAAGGAGGAATGGGATTGGAAGAGTGACCCACCGCTCCGCACCCTGGTCGAGGCCGACGAACTCTATGACGTTGGACCCGTCACGTATCCCGCCTATGAGGAAACATCGGTAGCGCTCCGATCATTTCAAACCCAGCAAGCCAAGGAATCGGCGCCCGCGATCCCCTCCCCACACATTGCGATTGCCGCCCAGCGCGATGCCGCCCGCGTCCGGCTTCTGGACGTGTTCTGACGAAACATCCCTCTCGAGGTCCCCCAATGGAAATCAAAGAGCTCCTCCGGAAACGGGCGCAGATCGCCGACCAGGCCCGCCAGATCAACACCCTTGCCGAGAACGAAAACCGTCTGAAGACTCCCGAGGAAACCACCCGTTTCGAGGCCCTCCTGACCGAGGGCGAGGGCCTCGGCGAGCAGATCGCCCAGCGCCACCGCCTCGACGCCCTGGCCGGCGTGGTCGCCGCTACCAACGGCGAGCGCCACGGCGACCCATTGCCGCACCAGGAAAAGCGGAACATGGGGAAATATTCCGTCCTCCGCGCCATCCGGGTCCTCGCCGACCGCGGCAAGCTCGACGGCCTCGAGGGCGAGTGCAGTCAAGAGCTCATCACCCGCCGCGCCGGCGTGGTCAATCGATCCGTGCCGGCGAACGGCTTCGTGATGCCCTACGATTTGCCGATCGACCTCCGCTCCGCGGCCATCGGCCGCACCCGCTACGGGGACCCCCAGTATCGCGCATTCGACACCACCCAGGGCGCCGGCGGCATTGCCACGGTTCTGGACACCACCTATATCGAGATCCTCCGAACCAGGATGGTCACCCGCCAGGCCGGCGCGCGGGTACTCACGGACATGCAGGGGAATTTCGCGATCCCCAGGCAAAGCGCCACCCAGGCAATGTACTGGCTTGCCGAGGGCGCGGCCCCGCCCTCCGCCGGTCAACCCGTCGTCGACCAGGTCGCTTTCACGCCGCGAACGGCGGGCGCCTATACCGATATCACCCGCCGCCTCGCCGAGCAGATCAACACCGATGCGGAAATGTTCGTCCGCGAGGACCTCGCCAACGTGGTCGCCCGCGGCGTCGACCTCGCCGGCCTGGCCGGCACCGGCGTAAGCAACCAACCCGTCGGAATCATGATTCATCCCGGCGTCACCACCGTCCCGATCGGCGCCAACGGCGGCGCGCCAACCTGGGCAATGGCGGTCGGCCTCGAGACCGCCGTCGCCAAGCTGAACGCCGACCTCGGCTCACTCGCGTACATGTGCAATGCCGTCGGCCGCGGCACCCTCAAACAGACCGTCAAGGTCGCCGCCTCCACCTTCCCGATCTATATTTTCGACCAGGGCGAGGTCAACGGCTATCCCGTCTTCGTCACCAATCAATTGCCCGGGAACCTCACCAAGGGCACCGGCACCAACCTTTCCCCGATCATCTTCGCCAACTGGAATGATCTGATCTATGCATTCTGGTCGGGTCAAGATGTGATCGTCGACCCCTATACCGGCTCGAGCTCCGGCACGATCCGAATCGTGGTCCTCCAGGATTGCGACGTCAACCTCCGCCACCCCGAATCGTTCGCCCAGTGTGTGGATATGGTCACCCTGTAACCACCCAGGAAGACACACCCGCTATCCAGGAAGACACACCCCGCAACCCAGGAAGGTCGCCCCAATGCCGTTTATCAGACTGGCCACCGGCGCCCTCGTCGGCGATCGATGGCGAGAGAAGGGCGAGGTCGTGGAATTCCCCCCGCGCCTCGCCGAGGCATACGTCAAGGCCGGCAAGGGCATTGCCGTTTCCGGCCCCGACCCGATCCAAACGGCCACCGCCCCCCCCCACGGCGAGCAGGCCGTATCACCCCGCCAGCGACCGACGAAGTAACCAGGCATGGAACACCTCGAACTCCTCACTGGCCCCGTGGTCGCCCAGCTAGGCACTCTGGCGACCGGCTCCCCCACGGTCACCGGCCTGGTCACCGCCGAGCTCGCCGGCGCCGTCCAGGTCCGCGGCCCGGGTATCCCTCCGTCGACGTTCGTCCATTCGATCGACGATGGCGGTCAAGTCACCCTGACCAGGCCCGCCACGGCGACCGGCCCCCAGTCCCTGAATTTCACCCTGCAACCGATCACCCTGGCCGAGGCGAAACAACAATGCCGCCTCGAGATCCCCGATGATGACTCCCTCATCGTTTCGTGGATCGACTCCGCCCGGCTCCGCGCGGAGGTCCTCCTCCGCGCAACGATCCTCCAATCAACGTTCAACTGGTACATGGATGGTTTCCCCGCCTCGGCGAACGGCTATTACAACCGGCTTATCCGCCAGAGCGGCCCGAATCCCCAATGGCTCCCGAACGGCGCGGCGATCCTCCATTTCCCGACCCGCCCGCTCATCTCCGTCGCCTCGGTCAAATACTTCGACCCCCTCGGCGTCCTCCAGACGATCGACCCCGCAACCTACTTTGTCAGTACCGGCCTCGGCGCCCGGATCCAACCCCTCATCGGCTACGTCTGGCCAGTCGCCCGCCCGCAGATCGATGGCGTGGTCATCCAATTCACCGCCGGCAATCCGACCGCCGCCGGCGTCAGCGAAAACGTGAAGAGCGCATGCCGCCTCATGGTCGCGCACTGGTACGAACACCGCGAGGAGGTCGCCGACGCGCAAACCTACCCGGTTCCGCAGGCCGTGGATGCTTTGATTTCGGCGACCGACCCCGGAGTCTACGCCTGATGCTCCCGACCGGGATTGGCTACCTGCTATTCAAGTCGGATGCCAGGGCAATCCCCCTCGCCGACCGATCGGTCCAGTGTGTGGTAACCTCTCCCCCCTATTTCGGCCTCCGGGATTATGGCATCGCCGGCCAGATCGGCCTCGAGCCAACACCCGAGGGTTATGTCGCCGCGATCGTGGACGTGTTTCGCGAAGTGCGGCGGGTACTCCGCGACGATGGGACGTGCTGGCTGAATCTGGGCGACTCTTACGCTTCAAGCGGCGCCATCGATCATCGGGAAGACAATACCACCGGGCGCGGTGGAATGATTCCACGAAGCGAAAAGAGGACAGCGCCGACGCCACCCGGCCTCAAGCCCAAAGACCTCATCGGCATCCCCTGGCGCGTCGCGTTCGCCCTCCAGGCCGATGGATGGTACCTGAGAAGCGACATCATCTGGCACAAGCCCAATCCGATGCCGGAATCGGTTCGCGACCGGCCGACGAAGTCGCATGAGTACGTGTTTTTGCTGGCGAAAAACGAAAGGTATTACTATGACGCGGGGGCGATCCGGGAACGATACAGCGAAAAGACGAACGTGACATATCCGCAGCCCGATAAAGCGGCCCGGGCAGGCATAACTAGAAACGGGACGGGAAAAAGTACCCTCCGATTCCAGGAATTGTCCGGCCGCAACCGCCGCTCCGTCTGGACCGTCTGCCCGAAGCCATTCAAGGGCGCTCACTTCGCCACGATGCCCCTGAAATTAGCGGCGACATGCATCAAGGCCGGATGCCCGAAAGGCGGCATCGTCTTCGACCCATTCGTCGGCGCAGGCAGTACCATCCTCGCCGCCAATGCCCTCGGCCGCCGCGGTATTGGATGCGACCTCAGCCCGGCCTATCTGGCAATGGCCAGGCGGCGAATCGACCGCCCCCACGCCCCGGTTCCCCGGCCAAAACCCGACGAATCACCCGGCCCCCTGTTCGCCCACCTCGCCGGCGACCCCGGAGTGTATGCCTGATGATGATGACCCTCGCCGAGGAAAAAGTTCTCCTCGAGACCATGCGCACCGCCCTCCGCAACGCTCCCGAGGGCCTCACCGTCCCCGAAATGGTCGCGGCCGTCGATGACCTCACCCCGAACCGATGCCGCCGCCTGCTATCGCTTCTGATCGGCCAGCGGTTCGCCATGCGAACCTACGAAGCGCGCTCGACGAAATCCAACGGCCAGGCCCTCCGGTTCTACGTCTACCGGGTGAAACCAAAATGAGGGCAGGCCCGATGCGCCAGCGCGTCACGGTGCAGACCCTCACCGAGACCCGCGACCAGTACGGACAAATGCAACCGAGCTGGAATCCGGCCGGAATCTATTGGGCCGAGGTCCATAACCTCGCCGGTCGCGAGGCCGTCAACGCCAAGCAGATATCCGCCGCGGTCACCCATTCCGTTCGCATGCGCTACCTCGGCACCCTTTTCCCGACCCCCGGCCTCCTCCCCTCGATGCGCCTGATTTTCAATGGATCGATCTATAACATCCTGTGGGTGAATGACGTCGACAACCGCCACAAGGAATACCAGCTCCTCGTTCAGGAGGTCGGCCCGCCCGCGAACCCATGATTTACTGCCTCGCCGGAATCACTCTGTACTGCCTCCTCTACCTCGGCGTCATCGGCATCAACTATGCCTTTTCCATCGGCGTGAGTGGAACCGACGGGACCCGCATCAACGGTAGTTTCACCGAAACCGGCACCACCTCCATCGACATCGCCAAAAACCTCTCCGCCGGCTCCGTCAATGTACTGGTCGCCGCGGCCTGGACAGTCGCCAACACCCAGGCGATTTTCTTGGTCTCGAGCTCGAATATGACGATCAAAACGAACTCCCCGACCTCCCCCGGCAACACCATAAACCTGGTCGCCGGCGTCCCCCTGATCTGGGATGCGAGCGCAGGGTATTACCCGAACCCATTCACCACCAATGTGACGGGATTCTACGTCACCTGCACCGCCGCGGCTCTCTTGCAAGGTTCGATCCTCACCACCTGATGGGCCCGATTCCAATGTCGTTCCTCGAGATGCCCAAATATCACAGCTCATTCCTCCTGGCCCAGCAAAAGGCCGCGATAGCACCCGCGACGCTCATCCCGATCGCCGCCGGCCTCAACCCGTTGATCGTCCTCCTTGAACCCCGCATCGATATGAATGCGCTATGGGGAATTATCAACGCCAGCGCCCCGCAAGGTGTCGGCGCCGTGTTCAACGCCCTCGAGGCCAACGCCTCGCAGGTCATCACCTCGCCCTCATTCGAGGCCCAGATTTTCGCAATGGGGTGTCGGGTCGCCGCCAACCTCTGGGATCACGGCGCGATGGCGATCATCGCCCCACCACCGGCCTCGGCAACGTCAGGGCCGACGGTATCAGATCCCGACCGGACCCTCCGCGCAACCGAAGATTGACGGCCCGATGTTCCTCACCGGATCCCTCATACACAAGGCATTCATGGGACTATGTTACGTCGGCTCATTCACCGGCTTTGTTGCTGGTATGTTGGCCGCCGCAAACGTGGTCGACCCGGTTCAGGGTGTGCAGGTCGCCATTATCGCGATCGTTACCGCCCTGACCGGCCTCTTTGGTGGCGTAGCGATCCCGGCACTCAGATTATGGTTGGAGTATCGCGACAAGATGCGTAAGGACCTCCGCGGCGTGGTCGACCAGGTCGCCGCCCACCTCGACGAAACCGCAAAGCGGGTCGATGTGATCCTCGCCAACCAGGAAGAACACAAGCGGCAGCACGCGCAGCAGTCCCCGCCGGAGGACCCCCCATGACACTCGGTTTTCTCTTCTGGCTCCTCATGATTCTCTGGTTCGTGTTCGGCCTGTACTGGAATTGGCCCTCCCAACCAGGCCCGGCCGGATTCGGCATCCTTGGCGGAAACCTCCTCCTGTTCATTCTGCTATTCCTCCTCGGATGGAAAGTGTTCGGATTCGTCATCCAAGGGTAATGATGGGGATTCCCCTGACATGATCGTCATCGCCGGCCTCGAGGAGGCCGTCAAACTCCTCGACCGCCTCGAGCGGCTCCCCGCCCAGGCCGCCGCCGCGGTCGCCGAGAAACCGCGCGGAGTGCGCATCGGCGAATACACCCGCGGCAAGGTCACCCTGCACCGGGTCGGCAAGAAGCTCGCCGCGGCCACCCTCCCCGCCAAGGGTGAGACCGGGTGGATATCGGTGTTGAACCCGAAGCGCGGCACCACCCGCGGCCCCGACCGCACCCGCTACGGTAGTCACGAGGCCGCCCTCGACCATTCCCGCGCCTACACAATCGAGGTCGCCGAAAAGCAGGCTGACAAACGCCTCCCCCGGGAATTCGTTTTCGCCCGGTCGGAGCTCGACCGCCTCCTTGGAGCTCTCTGACAATGCCCTACGGCCTGGCCGTCGACAACTGGTCAAGCACCGTCGGCACCGCCCACACCGCCGGCGATGGCCAGCTCGTCCTCGCCGCGCTGAACGGCTTGCCGACGCTCCCGGCGAATCGGATCTATCGCCTCACCGCCTGCACCAATCCCGACACCCCCACCGAGGTCATCCTCGGCGTGTTTCAATCCACCGGCCGCGCCGGCCTCGCCCTGACCGGCCTCACCGCCGCGGCCGGTTACTCTGACGTGAACCTCGCCGCCGGCGTGGTCGTGCAGATCCGGGTATGCAAGGCGACGATCGACGAACTCCAGGCCGGCATCGAATCGCACTCCCCCGGCGGCACCACGCACGACATTCAATTCAACAGCGCCGGCGCCTTTGCCGGCGGAGGCCCCGTCTGGGATGGCAACACCTTCACCGCGACGAACATGACCACCGGCGGCATGATCGCCCAGGGCTTTTCAACGACCGGCCCAAATGCAGGGGTCACACTGACCAATCGAGCGAACGGCGCACAAGTCTGGTCGATTGCTTCAGTATCCGGCGATTACGGTGTCTTCAATCTGGTTCTCGGCGCTTACGGAATCTATATCACCGCAAACGATAACAGCGTTAGCGTCCCGAACACGTTCAGGACCGGCACCGGCGCGACCGGCTCCCGGCCGACCGGCCGCACCGCCGGCGACCAGTGGTATGACGCAACCCTCCACAAACCAATTTGGTGGGACGGCAGCGCCTGGCGCGACGCCTCCGGCGCAGTGGTTTAACCTCTAGACTCGAGGCGATTCATGGCCCAAGACTACACCAACAAACTACTCTCGATCGGCGCCGATTCGGTCACCCAGGCCGCGGCGATCCTCGGCGCGGTCGCCGCTCTCTTGCAAGATGCCGGCCTCCTGGCCCAGGCCGGCGGCAACTTCGTCGACCCAATTTTTGAGACCCCGCCGCCCAGCAATTTCGGCGGCCCACCGCCGACGCCCCTGAACCACCTCGACGCCTACCATGCCAACGTCCTCTTGCAACAGGCCGCCCCGGCGATCAGCGCCTTTCTCGACACCAACGTCGCCGGCGATACCGGCCTCCCGACCTATCGCGTCCTCCTCGAGATGATGGTCGCCAAGCCGTACTAACGCGCGATGTTCAACCGCCACCGCTACAACGGCCCCGGATCGGCCCTCGGCGGCATCGGCATCCCGCCCATCGCCCCGGGAACCAACCTGGCCACCGTCAATTACGCCCTCAGTGTGGCGATCGCCGGAACCGACGGCACCCGCCTGAAACGCTCTTTCACCGAAACGGGGAGGAGGTCGATCGACCTCTCTCGCAACTTCTTTTCCGGCTCCTCCAACGTGGTCATCCCCACGGCCTGGTCAGTCGCCCGCACCCAGGCGCTCTACCTCCTCGCCACCGCCGACCTCACGATCAAAACAAACAGCCCCACGGCCCCGGCGAACACGATCACCTTGAAAGCCGGAATGCCCCTGTATTGGAACGCCTCCGCCGGCCTCTTCCCGAACCCCTTCACCGCCGATGTCACCGCGCTCTATTGCTCGTGCGCGGCGGCCTCATTGCTCCTGGGCGCGATCCTCACGACCTGAGAGCCCATGCTGAATACCGCGCGATTCAACCGGCTCCGGTTCAACAAGTCGCGGCCGGCACCCGTCCCGGCCCCGCCCATCCTCGAGGACCTCAAATTGGCACTCCTCGCCGCATTCGAGGCCGACCCCGCCGCCGCGGCCCTGTTCGGCAACCGGATTTACCCGGTCATCATCCCCCAGTCCTCGCCGATGGGCGCGGCGACCCTCACCTATCAAATGTCCGACAGCCAGCATGACGACACCCTCACCGCCCCGGCCGGCATCCGCTACGTGAGCATCTTGTTTCGCGTCTCCTCCTACAATCACGCGGATATCGAATCCGGCCGCGAGGTCCTCCGCAATTTCTTTCAGGGTTTCGCCGGCGAGCTCGACGGCCTCCCGATCATCCGCGTTTTCTTCGACACCGAAGATGACGGTTACGACGAACCTATCTCCGGTTCTGATATCGGCATCTACTGGAAAGAGCTCCCCTTCACGTTCAAACTCCGCGAGTCGAGGCCCACGAACGTAAACGCAAGCGCGTAGAGAAGGACGAACCCAATGCCCACCGTCGACGCCCTGGTCATCCCCGGCGAAGGAACAATCCTCAGTGTGGAGATCGCGACCACCATGACCCCGGTCGCCCAGGTCACCGAGATCGACGGCCCGGAGGTTATGGTCGAGGCCATCGACTCGACCGCGATGACCACCGGCTTGATCATCTCCCGGCCGAGCCTCTTTCCCGAACCCGACAAGCTCACCCTGAAAATCTGGTTCGATCCCAGCGACACCGCCACCCATAAACTTTTCATCACCGATGCCACCGCCCCCGGCGCCATCGAGTCTTACGAGCTCAAATTCAACGACACCAACACCACCCCCGCGAAATGCACCTTTCACGGGTTCTTGACGTCGTTCAAACTGAACGGGATGAAAG